GGTGTCCTGCTGTGGAGGGTGGGTCGTTCGGCTCGGATCGGTAGGTATGAGCTGGGGTGCCCGCTCCTCCTGGACTGTTGCCATGTCCTCTGTTCCGTGATTGTGCGGGGTGGAGGGCATGACCGTATGCGGCCCATCACCCGATGTTCTGGGGTGATGGGCTGTCGTGTCTGGAACCAACCCCCTGGAGTGTGATGGGCGTCTCACCTCGGTGGGGTAGACAGGTGAGCGTCGGAACCGTAGAGTTAAGGCCATCGGGAGCAAGACGGTAGCCCGCCAGGGCGAAGCAAAGCGCCCCACAACACAAGCGAGACCATCGCAGAGAAAGAGGAGACATTATGAGCATGAGGCATGCGGCTCCACGCCACCCACGCCCCCTGACCCGCCGCCCTTTGAGAAGGAGTAGCGAAATCATTCTGGCCGCCATCATCTATCTCACCGCATCATGTTTCTCCGTTGTGGGGACGCTCGGTTTCGTAGCGGCTATCTGGGTTCTGTGGGGGGCGCTGGGGGTACGGTAACCCCTCGCAATTCCGAACGATACAAACACTAGAGAGAAGAGAGAGTGCACTATGCTTTATGACGCGCATTTCATCATAAACGTTGAAAACCGGGAGCAGGAGACCAGGGTTGACGGAACAGTGCAACTCATGGACAATGAGGATCTCTTTTTGTCTGACAGTACTCAGCCCCTGCACTTCTCCGTTTTTCCGGACGAGAACATTTCTGTCGGCGAAACATTGGCGCACATGGTGAACGTTGCCAAGATCTGTGACAGGGTCCTTGTCCTGGCTGAGAAGCATGGTTTGTATGTTGAACAGTCAGAATCGGGACTGATGTTTTCGTTCGGCGGCGTCACGGTCGGCACTGTGACGGTCGGGAGGAGTTATGATGGGTTTTTCTTGCAGATTACACCAATCTTCACTTCTGGGATATCGAAGAGAATTATCTGGGACCAGTTCGTTAACGATGTTAACGGCGACCCTGATATTGTGCGCGCGCACGTTCCTTTTGCGCCGCTGCCGTCCCGCTGGACAGTGAAAGACCTCTCTTCCTCTTCACAGTTTCACTTGTACACGAGGCCGCTGGGTGAGGAAATATTCGTTTCAGGTGAGGCCGCTCTGACGGACGATACTCTCCCTTTTGCTTCCTGTGGCACCGATATCGGCTTGGTCATGGCGGACGATGTTGCGGAAGGAGTGCAAGAAGTATTCAAGCGCCTCGTTCTGGGCGCCACTGTTATGGATCGCCTCGTCTCGGGGGCAGATGAGTGCGGGGTTCATCTCATCAGTGTGACGAATAATTTGATTGGCGCCTATCTTGGGGAAATGATTATCGGGCAAATCACGGTAGACGTGCGCGAGGGCATTGTTGAGCTTTCTCCTCGCCGACTGGCGGTTCCAACATGGACTGACCGTGAGGGTAGGGCGTGGAATGATTTCTGTTCCAAGATGAGACGAATCCCTGATAGTAAGACTGCCTGACCCACCGCAATTCCAAGAAAGAGAGAAGGAAGAGAGGAAATTATGTTGTGGTTTGAGTATGATGGCCCTAACCGCGAGGGGGTGACTGACCGGGATGTTGAGATGGCGTCCATTCGGGAGAATATGCTGCCCGCCACATCCTGCCGTTATGGCAGCAAGGGGTTTACCGTCATGGTCTGGGACACTAAGGATGCCTTTATTGAAGCATACGTGTTTGATGACGGTAGGCCGACAGTGTGGTATTTCAACGTGAAAGAGACGACAACGAAGGCTTGGTGGCGGAGCATTCTCACTGTGGGTGAGAATACTGGCGTTGCAGCCCGAAAGGTTCACAAACGCGTCAAACGCCAGGAGAGGGAAGAGGAAAGTAGTCGTTTGGTGAATGATTTCATTCTTTGCTTGGAGGAAATGCGCGGCAACAAAAAAGGGTCCCTAGGGTGGGAGTGTGCATTGTCCGATGCCAGGGGTAGGTTGACTGACCTGTGCGATTTGGCGGGCGTGCCGGCGGAGCAAGTGATCGGCTAACGGCATATAGCCCCGCATTTCTCAGCACACGTTGACATTAGTATTCATCACATATTAGAGAAGAGAGAGCACCATTATGGGTACGGTTTTTGAGACGGTCCTTACGCAAGCGGTCCGCGAGTGGGATGATGATGGGGGCCGCCACGAGTTCAGGGTGCACACGCCTGCACACAAGATTTACGACGGCGGCGGGATTATCACTATTGGCAGCACATGCCGCATCGTGGTTGCCGGCAGCACAGTGAGGGTGCGGGCCGCCGACAGGAAGAGCGCCGCAATTTCACCAGAGGATATTGGCGGGTTCGTGCGCCGTGCTTTGGCGGTTGCGGATCGCGACGGGGGGCGTCGGTGATGAGTACTCCGACTATCGATAGGGCGATATTCGCGTTTCTTGCTAGCTGTGTCGGTGATTTTGCCCAGTGGCCCCAGTGTTCGATCGTTGCTTTGCATGGCAATGATGAAGGCGGCCGTCTTTTCGGCGTCCTTTTCAAGGTGACGGCCATGAACCCTGACGATAGGACCGTCTTCAGGATCATTATCACGAAAGGTGAGACGTGGCGGGTTCGTGTTATTCAAGTGTCGAATCATGTTCTCCGGGATGAGTGCCCCATTGATAGGGGCGGTATTGTCGATAGGGACAGTATTGTTGACGCAGTGAATCATTTCGCGTCGCTGACCGGCATGGTGGAAGGGGGAGAGTAATGATTGACGGGGAGCTGCGACCAACCGTGACAGGGTTCGTGGCGGAAATGCTTAACGATCCGTGTTGTGAATCCATCCTGTTAGACGTCGGCGAGGACGCCATGGTGAATAGTGGCCTGCCTGTCCTCTATTTGGATATTACTGGAAAGCATTGCGACTATATTCTCTCCATTGTGGGAGATGAATATTCGGGGCGTATCCAAGGCGCCAATACGGGCGAAGCGCGGACGGCAGCAAAGAGAGGAAGAGGAGCATGGGGGCTTCGAGGCCTGCTCGACGATTTCAGGACAAGACTACGAGAGGGGAATTGATTAAAATGTTCGATTGGGAATTTCTGAAGCATGTCACTGAGACGTGCAAGAATTATGCGAATGCCAGGGGTGGGGCCCATCCGCTTGGCCTGGAGGTGAGCGCCTGGAACAATAGCGTCCATATTGTTGTCGCATCGTTGGGGCATAGGTTTATTTTCGAAGCTGATATTGTGCGCGGCTATAAAGCAACAATTTTCGAGCACTCGAACAACTATTGGGGCCCCATGTTCGACGTTGGCTACACTTTCGACGGCGATGAAATTCTTGATGCTTTCAATAGTTTTCTTGCCGACGTGGATGCGGAAAACGAATGAGTGTCACAAAGGTCACGGATTATGGGTTCGCGCCGCCATCGAGGTATGTGCACAATGATTGGTTTGCGGATAGGGTCATTGATTATTTGCAGTCGAAATCGCCGGAGACGCCTTCCCGTTTTTTGTGGACGACTTTTCTGACGATGGTGTCTGCTCCGTTGTCTGCGAGGACTCATTTGTCTGCGAACGCACAGAATATGGTGCCGTTGACTTTGTATTCGCATTGTTTGGGGGCGTCCACTTTGTCTAGGAAGACGACGGCACAGTCTTTGGTGCGTAGTTTTTTTGATGATTGCGTGGGGGCGTTTCGTTGGGATTCGTCGCAGCCTTTGGCGGCCGTGCAGGAGATCGATGTTGCGCTTCGTGCTTCGTATCGTCGCCTGGAGTCTTTGGAGAGGAAGAGCGGGCGTATTGATATTGGCGAGTATCGGACAGAGCGGGATGATATCAATAATCACATTGTCGAGTTCGAGGCTGATCGTAAAGATTTGTTGAACAGTATCGATAATAGTCCGTGTGAGCGGTCTTTGATGGCGAATGTTTTGTTCGGGTCGAATGTGACGGCTGAAGGTTTGAATCTTCGGATGGCGCAGCGGCCTGGCGGGGCGTCTATCATGTTTGTAGACGAACTACAGAACATGTACTCCGCGTCACAGGGGGAGGGTTATCGTAGTGGGCTCATCGGTTTCCTGACTGACGTCTACTCGGGTAGGACTGTTGAGTCTGTGCGTGTCGGCGACGATGGTGTGAGGCGTGCGGACAGTGAAAGGGTTCCTCATTCTCTTGCTTTCTGCGGCACCGGTATTCTCGGCGACGTAGTCGACAATATGTCTCAGTCTTTGTTCGAGACTGGGTGGGGGCCGCGCATTCTTTTTGCCTTGGATGAGGAGGACCGTCAGTCTGATCCTTCGTCTTTCGGATGGGTCACCGATACTGTTCGGAACGCGCATGGCGGTGATGGGTTTGTTGAGCATGCGTCTCAGCGCATTTCTGCAATGCTGGGTATGATGCAGCGCGAATTCCGCGGTACCGTCACTTGTGCCACCGAGTTTTGGCCTGTCAATACGCCGGCGACCATGACCGTGACCGAGTCTGCGCGGAATGTTTGGGTAGAAACAATGCGAGCCTGGGCCAAGGAGGCGGCCCGCGAGTCGCCTTTCCAGCGTGCGGTACAGGCGGTCATTGACCGCATGGGGAATCATATTATGCGCGTTGCCGCTATTCTGTCTCTTTTTGAACAGCAGATGAGCGTGTCATCGTCCGCGGTTCGGAAAGCTTTCAGCCTGGCCTCCGATTTTTGGCTGCCTGACGCGTTGAAAATGGTCGACTATGTTTTCGTTCCAGATTTGACGCGTATGGTGGATGATTTCAGTAGTAATCCTCCTACTGAGACGCGCCTTTATCAGGTGTTGGAGGCGAAGAATCTGTCCCCACGTTCCGTGGAGGAGTATCGGCAGTATATTCTTCGCAGAGGCGTTAAATTCCGCACCGAAGGTGCCATTGTGGATAATGATCTCGTGGAGGCGATTCTGCGGGATCAGATAGCGGAACCGTCGTACAGTGAGTGATGTTTTCGGGGCGCGTTTCCCTGTGATGGTAGCGGGCAATGTTCGCTCCATCACAGGGTGGCGTGCCACTGACGTAAATCTTAATGATTTTGCTGCTCTTTGTGAGACGCCCTCGAAATGCGAGAAGAATGATGCCCCGGCTTTCTTCGCCGGTATTCTCGCTGGGGGTAGACGGCAGAAAAGGAATTTTGTGTCCCGGTCGGCGATTGTTTTGGATGCGGATCATGGGTCGCGAGAAGACTTTGTCGGGGATCGTATGTGTGCGGCGAATCTTGCTGGCATTGTGTGGGAGACGGCGTCGTCGTCTTTCCCGTCCCCGCGTTTCCGTGTCGTTCTGCCGTGCACTCGCAGCATGACCGCGGGAGAAAGTGAAGCGATCGGCCGGACGTGTTTCAGTGTGTTGGGGCCCGTGGCCCAGTGGGATGGGTCGTGTGCTGAGGCGTCCCGAGCTTTTTTCCTGCCGTCGCATCGTCTTGGTTTGAGAGTGCGCAATTGGCTCGTTGACGGTGCCCGTTTGAATGTTGATAAATGGTTGGAGAACATCGGGTACGAGGAGAAGGGTGACGGTGATGTTTCTTTGTCTTCTGTGCCCGATGGCGGCTATGGTGGGGTGATCGGGGAGTTCAATTCAAAGTATACTTTTGATGATCTTGTTAGTTTGTTCGGTTGGTCATATGAGTCGGTGGGTCGGCGGTGGCGGTATGTGCGTGGTGGTGACACGGCTCCGGGTGTGACGATGCTGGACAGTGGTCTGGTCTATTCGCATCATGCGGATGATCCGCTCGCGGACGGGAGGGCGCACACGGTGTTCGATTGCATGAGGGTGCTGGAGTGTGGCGGTGACGTGGGTGCGGCTGTGGGGAGGGCGTTGTCTCTCCTCCAGCTGGAGGTGTGAGCGGAGTCACGCCCATGTGGGTTGACTGTGAGGTGCACGGTCTGCCTATACTAGAGTCGTCACCGAGGAACGGTGGCACCGACACGAAGAGAAGAGAGAAGAGATTATGGACACCATCGCTCGTCGCAGCACTCGGGACGACGTCATCATGTTCGACATTATCCCCACGCTTGACCAGATGGACGACTACGACGTTGCTGCGATCGCCGATGACGTGATCGGACAGTATTTCTCTGCCACTGGCACGCCCTACTATGTGGTGGACGTTGACGAGGACGCCTATTGGGCGGCCGTGGAGCGTCACGCTATCGCCCACTGACCTGACAGAGCGAACCCCGTCCCACTGAACAATGGGGCGGGGTTCGTTGTACAGAAAAGAGGAAAGACTAATGACAGTACTAGTGTTTACGCTCACTATTTGCCTACTAGTGATTGTGTGGACGAATTTCAATGATTGACATTCGGCCCACTGGGGCGCAGGAAAGAGAAATCAACCGCACTGTCACCGCGATTCGAGACGGAGACGGCGCATTGCTGGCGTGGGAACCTGGATGCGGCAAAACATACGGCGCAATCTGGGTTACACAAAAACTCGACGCCGACAGGCGGGTCATTGTTGTGTGCCCGAAGCGCGTCATTCCGTCATGGCAGGCCAGTATCAAGATCATTACCGGTCAGGAAGCGAGAATACTGTCTCGCACTACCAAGGCGGGGCGCGCCAACATTGAGGACATGCTGAAAGGTGAGAGCGGTTGGTGGGTTATTAATTTCGAGCTATTGGTTTCCCTGCAAAAGGCGGCCGCCTCCGGGAAATGGCCGAATGCTTCCTTCTCGAAGAAATCGTTCGACATGGTGGTCGTGGATGAGGTTCACCGTATTGCGAATCATCGCACCCAGTCTTTCAGGGCCGTAAAAGCATTGAAGTCAAAGTGTCGTCTTGGCCTGTCGGGCACGCCAGCAGGAAATAAACCTGTCAACATTTACGGTGTTCTCAAATTCTTGAACCCGAACAGTGTTGACCGTAGTTTTTATCGGTTTGCTGACGAGTTTTTTGTTTCTGAGTTCAATCCTTTTGCGGCGTCGCCGTACGCCAGGATCTATGGTGGAGAGAAGGTCCCTGGCGCGCTCCGCGATTCTGTGGGAGACAATTGGTCTGCGATGCGGGGGAGTGAAGTTTTCGGCGATCTTCCCCCCGTGAATGTTCAACGCGTCATCTGCGGGATGAAACGTGAACAGCAGAGGATGTATCGGGAGTTTGTGGATCACCGTTTAGCGTTTATGGATGGTGGGGCCAGCGTAGCCTCGTCCGCCGCCGTTCTCGACGGGAGACTCAGACAGATTACTCTCGGACCGCTGAAAATCGTGGGCGATAGTGTCGAGTTCGAGGAGCGAGGATCCTCGAAGATTGACACCACCCTTGATATTCTGTCTGATCTTCCGTCGGACGAGAGGGTTATTCTATGGTGCCATTCACGTAAATTCATGGCGCCGTTGCGGAAACGGCTGGCAGATGCCGGCTACTCGAGTGTTGAATTGTCTAGTGATTATCGTGATGAGTGGCGGCGGTTTTTGGAGCCCGACGGGCCCGGGGTCCTCTGTGCTGTTATTGCGGCTGCCGCTGAAGGGATCGATGGTCTACAAAATGTTTGCAACACTGAGATTTGGTTGAGTGAGGATAATAGTGTGATTTTGAATTTGCAGGCGTCTGCTCGTTTGAATCGTAAGGGGCAAACGAAACGGGTGAATCGTTTTCTTTTGCAGTGTGAGAATACTATTGATGTGACGGCTGTGGAGCCTAGGCTGGCGGCGGGGTATGGGCGTCTGCGTGAGAGCGGCCTCATATGAAATGTGATAGACGCCACGCCCACATGGGTTGCACGCACGCCGCCACACACGTACAGTAAATGCCATGAAAACAGAAACACACAGTGACTCAACCATTCGCCTAGTGCGACGCCGCATGGCGGATACCGTCATAAACATTCTCATGTCCAATGATAGCGAGTTGGTCGGCAGGAATTTCCTGACCGTTACCCCAGAGTATGATGGGCACTCAGACATTAATGTCATCCATGTCACGATGAACAACATTCACATTATACGCGGCATGGCCTCCTGTATCAATCTCGACATTTACGAGCTCACCACGACGGAGGAGTGAAAAAATATTATGCGCATCACACAGAGCACCACGATTGACGAAATCGCCGGCCGCACCATCATCCTGAAATGGCCCACACAGTTCGGCATCAAAACAATGCAACTGCACGTACCCGTCATTCGATCGGAGAACATCTGGCGGATCAAGTGCTACGCAGCCATTATTTCCACGGCACTAGAGGAGCGTGCGGGACTCACAGCAACCATCATCGAATAACACGCAATCATTAATCAACATTTCGGGAAGAGAGAGCAAACACATAAATGGGCACCTACCTAGTATGGGAATCGTCACAGAAGGGCGACTACCGGGTCTATTCGAATCTTGAACAAGCCGCCATGCGGGCCGAAGAGCTCGGTGACACCGTCTATGAAATCATGCCAGCCGGCGACGCAAGACTCTTCTTCATCGAAGATATTGCAAGCGGGGACATTGAAGTTCACCGCGACGTCAGGCTCGCCGCTATCGCCGCAATTCAGGAGGGAGAGAAATTTGAATTTGAGCCCGGCCGCCACGCTCGCGGTCAGTAATGTTTTCGCCCCCACCGAACGCGACAAACAAACGCGCATCGGTGTGAGTGAAATCGGGGACGATTGCGAACGATGCATCGCCGATAAGCTTCTCGGAATCCCACACGATACGGAGAATACGGGCACGCCGCTGGCGCCGTTTCTCGGCACCGCGTTTCACGCTTTCGCAGAATCGCGCACAAAGAATGACCCGAATGTTCTAGTGGAGCAGAGAGTAGAGGTATGCGATCTTGAAGACTATGGGCGTATTTCTGGGAGTGTGGATCGTTTCGATATTGCGGCGGCGACAGTCCTAGACTGGAAGCTGCTCTCACGGAAAAAGATCTCCGCATTCAGGAAGAGCATCAAATGGGACAATGGTCTACCGAGATTCGCCAACACGGCGGCAGGGGGTCAATTTCGTAAATATTACATTCAGATCATGCTCTACGGGTACGGTCTCACGCAGCTCGGACATGAGGTGGCTCATTGTTCTATTGTTGCTCTCTCAAGAGACTGCAGCGTAGAAGTTGTGCCGGACAGTATTAGTGAGTTCTCTTTCCCGTGGCGGCAGGACGTTGCGCTCGCGGCCATAGAGAGACTCCAAAACATTTGGGAGAGAGCAAGGTCACACGATGACAGGGTTGACAGTCTCCAATCGTCTCCTCTATGTTGGTACTGCTCACATGAGCGCCACACAGAAGCATTCAAAAACTACAACATTAACGGTTAGGAGGTGAAACAGAGCATGACTTTCGAGGACACTCTTGCCCGTCTCGGAATGACAGTCGTAAACCCAGAGCAGAATAATCATTTCAACATGCTTATTCACGGCGTGAGCGGCGTCGGCAAAACGTCGCTCGCAGCCACGGCATCACAGGTAGACGACATGTCGCCCGTCCTGTACGTCGATTTTGAATCCGGCACACTTCCAGTACGAGAATGGGGAAACCTGCAAAACATTACCGTTGTCCATTGCGACAAATGGCTTGATTGCGCCAATCTTTGCGACAATATCGCACGCAACCTCACAGGATTCCCCTACAAGACGGTAGTGTTCGACACGTTGGATAAATGTCAGGAACTCATCCTGGCCCACTATGAAACCGTGTCAAACGACACATGGACGAAATGGCGGGCAGTATACGATTCGCTACTGAAAGCGATCAGCGTATTCCTGAACGCCCCCGACATTTCATTCATTGCTATCACGCATTCCGCACGCGAAAACAATGAGGTCACCGGGGAAACATTCATCGCTCCGTCTTTCGAGGGACAGAAGTCCGGACAACGCATCCCCGCATTGTTCAATTTCGTGGGCTACATGGAATGGGCGAACGTGGACAATGGGGAAGGAGAAGAAATCACCGTACCGGTTCTGTACACTCGCAAACCGAACGTTGTGACAAAACAACAGACACGCGGGTTCCCGCCAGCAATGGGAAACCCCAGCATGACCAAAATCCACGATTACATTACTAGCCACTGAACAAAATACAGGAAGAGAGAAACTATTATGGCTAAGATTACTGTTACCGCTGACCGTGGCGTCTCCGCTGAGACTCTCGCTATCGCCGCCGACGCGATTCGAGTCGCACTCCGCAGCAAGCCTGCCAATGGCGAGAACTGACACCTCCGCAATTCATAAACCCATCCGCGCAAACGTTTAGGAATTAATATTATGGCAACTGGCTTCAATTTCGGCACCGACCTCTCCTCGCTGGAAGTCGCTACCGGTGGCGGCAACTTTGAGCCGCCCAAGCCCGGAAAGCACTCAGCATTCATCACCCGGGCTGAAATGACCACGTCCAAGAGCGGGCGGCCGATGCTTGTCACCGATTGGATGATTGACGGTGACGACGAGGACGCCGGAAAAGCCCTCACCGACCGCACAGTTTTCACTATCAACAAGAATGGGAAGACTTTCATCCACTTCAACATTCCGAAGTATTTCAGTGCCGCCGGTCTCTGGCCGGCCGACGCCAGGGAGAGGGCCGATCTTCTGTCCCCGCAGAAGATTGACGCGACCGTGAAGCGCGTGTGTGAGAATTTGGAGGGCGCTCACGCAACTCTGGTGACACGAATGAGCAAGCCCAGGCCCCGTCTCGACGATTACGGTCGCCCCGCATACGAGCAGGACGAGAACGGTGTCACAATCCTCGGTGAGGATGGTGCCCCGAAGCCCGCTTTCTGGCCTCCGAGGGCGGAGATTTCTTCCATTGATTTCGAGGCCAAAAAGGATACTGCGAACGCATGGTCGGTAGTTTTCTGACACGTACGGTCGCATGATTTGAATAGCGNTATTCAACCAAATAAGAGAAGAGAGAAAACACGAATGATGCAACCGTCATACAAGTTGTACAGGCTAGCTGCTAACAGGTTGGAGCGGCTTCAAATGAGTGTCCCCGATGGGGAGTTCCTTTTCCCTTCCGTGGACGCCGCCCTGGAATGGTGCTTCACCTACTTGGAGGTTCCCGAGGACAAGAAATGGCGTTTTGTGCGCCCTGACATTACCAAGCCAATCGCCTCATGCAATCTTGATGTGGCACTGGACCATACGCCGGATATGCCGTATTTGCGTTACCATCGCAAAGCGAATGAGACGCTCATGCCGAGCCGCTCCTACAACGACATTCGCCTCAATATTTGGGCGTGGCGAGAGGAGAATGGTGTAGATAATTTTGAGTTCGACGGCATGATGTCAGCTATCGAATGGTGCTACAACGAATTCAACCCATCGGTTGTGTTCGAATGGAAGTTCGAGACTGAGAACGGGGTATTTCGTCCCGGTGAAATCTCTGTCATACGCACCAAGACAAGAAAGAAAGGTCGCGAACGCCGCATTCTCCATCCGGTCAAGCCGGTGAACAAAAACTTGACCGGGGAGGAGCCGGAAATGGTGGGACGCCGCTTCCGACAGTGGGAAGTTACGTCCCCCGAGTACAGGTTCATGAGCGATCACCATAAGTATTTTCACATGCGTTGCGTGAATTGCGGGGAAGAGAAATGGATTCGTGTCTCGCGTTTCAGCGGCGGTGAACCCGTGAATTGCCCGTGCACTAGCTCGTCGCTTCGCATGTACAAGGAACTACCGAAATGGCTTACCCCTTCACTCATGCGACGCATTTACGACCTGAAAAGGTACATTCCGAAGGAAGACTTCCATTTCGATTCCCCACAGGATTGTGCAATATGGTGCTATAAGAATCTGCCGTTCCCGGACGACCCGGATACGCCGTGGACTTTGAAAAAAGGACGTGGCAAGCCGATGGCGCCGGACACGTTGTGGCTCAAGGTAGACGGAGTGCGTTCGGACACGGTGAAAAATATTACCACCGTGAACAAGTCGAGGCGGAGCTTGCGAAAGAGGAAAGGAGGAAAAGCGTGATGCAACGGGTAATGGCCGTTGACCCCGGCAAGTCAACGGGAATCGTCATCGGAGACTTCCACGACGACCATGGATTCTCAATCATTCATGTTCAACAATTCAAGTATGAGCATTGGACGGCCAGCGCCTACGACATTCTGGCCACACGAAACGAATTCGCTCCAGATGTTCTCGTGTGCGAACGGTTTGATCTTAGACCGGGCAACAATTTTCTCGCAGACCTCACCCCAGTAAAAATCAATGCCGTGCTGGAGTGGGAGATCGGGGATATTATCTGGCAGACTCCCGCAATGGCAAAGACCACCATGCCCGACCATGTTTTGAAGTCTCTTGGTTTTTGGCCTACCGGAACCGACGTGAGTCAGCCGGATGCGGATGACGTGCGGGATGCGGGGCGTCATCTTTTCCTGTGGGCAGTCACTAAACGCCACGACGAGGCCGTGATCGCCCGCATCATCGGAGATGACATGGAGCGACGGTGAATGTTTCACGTGAAACATGCGCCCGCGTGTTTCACGTGAAACATT